CAAGTAACTGGAAGAGGTTAAGTTACACTGCGTCTACAAGCGCACCTACACAAGAACCAGCGGATGGTACATTATGGTATGACACTTCTACAGACGAAGCAGACATTATGGTACACAACGGAACAACTTGGAAAGGTTACGTACAAGTTTACGCTACAACAGATCCAAATGGTCCACAGTTTTCAGCAACAGCACCAACTACACAATCAGATGGTACTGCACTTGTGAATAATGATTTATGGATTGATACAAGCGACTTAGAAAACTATCCAAAACTTTACAAATATAACACTTCGGCTACTTTGACATCAACGAACACGGCCAACCAGGTTGCAGTAACAACATCTGGTGCGGCATGGGAACTAGTTGACAAAGCAGACCAAACAACTGAAAATGGTATTGTTTTTGCTGATCTGAGATTACACACAGACGCAGAAAAGGCAGACTCATTATCTACAGGCGGTGCTGGTACATTCAGTTCAATCAAAGATCTTTTGAGTGATGACTTCTTAGACCCAGATGCTCCAGATCCTACAAATTATCCACAAGGTATATTGGCATGGAACACAAGAAGAAGTGGTTACAATGTTAAAGAATACAAAAACAATCACATCACAACTACGAAATATCCAGGAAGCGGATCAGCAGGTTTAGGAAACATAAGAAAAGGCAACGAGTCAGTTGCAACTTACTTCCCAGACAGATGGGTTACTAAATCTAGCAACAACGCAGATGGCTCTGGATCTTTTGGAAGAAAAGCACAGAGAAAAGTGATTGTTGAACAATTAAAATCTGAGATCGACACTAACCAAGCGATAAGAGAAGATCAAAGAGGTTTCAATGTGATTGCAACACCTGGTTACCCAGAACTTATCTCTAACATGATTAACCTAAACACAGACAGAAACAACACAGCGTTTGTAGTAGGTGACACACCTTTAAGATTAGAAGGTACGTCAACTTCGATACAAAACTGGGCAAACAACACAGCCGGTGCATTAGACAACGGTGAGGATGGCCTAGTAAGTGCAAGTGATTACTTGGGCGTGTTTTATCCATCTGGTTTGACAACAGACAACACAGGTAAGAACATTGTTGTTCCACCATCACACATGATGATGAGAACACTAGCAAACAATGACAACATCGCATTCCCATGGTTCGCTCCATCAGGAACACGAAGAGGTGTTGTTGACAACGCTACGTCAGTTGGTTACATTGACACAGCGTCTGGAGAATTTGAAACGATATCTGTTACGGAGTCAGTGAGAGATTCAATGCATGAAGTGAAAGTGAACCCAATCACTTTCTTCTCAGGTGCAGGAATTGTTAACTTCGGAAACTTGACTAAGACGAGCGGAAGTTCGGCCTTAGACAGAATAAACGTTTCAAGATTAGCAGTGTATCTAAGAAACCAATTAGATGCTATTGCAAAACCATTTATCTTTGAACCAAACGATGAATTAACAAGAAATGAAATCAAACAAGCAGTTGAATCATTCTTGTTGGAACTTGTTGGGCAAAGAGCATTGTTTGACTTCCTAGTAGTTTGTGATGACACAAACAACACACCTACAAGGATAGACAGAAACGAGTTGTATGTAGATATCGCAATTGAGCCGATCAAATCAGTTGAGTTCATTTACATACCTTTAAGAATCAAAAACACAGGAGAAATAGCAAAGTTAGGGAACTAATTTTGAATAAATAGGAGAAACAGATGGCAATATCAACTTTATCAAAATTTACAGTACCACTAGCGAACGATCAGAGTTCAGCATCACAAGGTTTATTGATGCCAAAACTACAGTATCGTTTTAGAGCGATCCTGGAGAATTTTGGAGTATCAACACCGAGATCAGAACTTACAAAACAAGTAATCGATATCACAAGACCTAACTTGACTTTTGACACAGTAACACTAGATGTGTACAACTCAAAAGTTTATGTTGCAGGTAAACACACTTGGGAACCAATCACAATTACATTGAGAGATGATGTAAACAACTCTGTGACTAAATTGGTTGGAGAACAGATCCAGAAACAGTTCGACTTCTTCGAACAGTCAAGTGCGGCATCAGGAATTGATTACAAATTTACAGGCAGAATTGAAATGCTTGACGGTGGTAACGGAGCAAGTGCACCGAGTGTGTTAGAAACATTCGAATTATATGGTGCATACATTGAGAACGTTAACTACAACACGTTAGCATATGCAACATCAGATCCAGCAACTATCACGATGTCTGTAAGATACGACAACGCGATCCAAACTCCAACAGGAACAGGAATTGGTACAGCAGTTGCAAGAACTATTGGTACGTTGAGTACTGGTGGTGGACAGTAATCTACAAAATTAAGTTAGCAATTATAACAGAAAAAGCGTCTTTATAGGCGCTTTTTTTGTGACTATAAATAACACTATGCCAAGCATAAACAATTTCTTACAAGGTTTCCAAGACGGTCTTCCCGGAATGAAAGACTATCAACACGCATCGAGGCTGTACATAGACAACAATCACCAGTTGATGCCAAAGCAGAAATTCTTGTTTCATGTGGTATTCAACACAGACGAAACGTTGTTTACAAACGGTTTTAGTTCGGGAGAAAGATATCAACTAAACATGTTGGTAAAAACATGCGACCTCCCCAAATATAACATGAGTTATGAAGAAAAAGTACAGTACAACAAGAAGATGTATGCCGCAACAAGGATTGCTTATGATCCTGTCAACATAACATTCCATGACGACCACGCAGACACAGTGAATGCATTTTGGAAAAAATATTATGAGTATCATATCGCCGATTCGGTTGGAATGAACAATGACCTTACAATATCAAACACCAAAGATGATTATTATGATGGCGTTGACAAAAAATACATGACAAAATTTGGTATGGACACGCCCAAGGTTAGGCGAAAACCTTATCTAAAGGGCATAGAAATTTTTGTCTTACATAAACAAAGATTCACTTCAATGACACTAGTGAATCCTGTGATTGGATCATTCTCACACGACAATTTAGACCAAGCGGATGGAACAGGTATTCTTGCAAACACTATGCAGATTTTATATGAAACTGTGATTTACAAATCTGGTATCGTGAATAAAAACAATGTGCCAGGCTTTGCCACAATAAACTATGACAAATCTCCTAGTCCATTGACCATACTAGGAGGCGGAACAAATAGTATATTTGGCCCTGGGGGTGTTGTAGACGGAATAGGGTCTGTGATAAGGAATGTGCAGTCCGGAAACATACTAGGTGCGATATTATCAGCATCAAACACATACAACAATGCAAAAAAAATTAAGAAAAGAGACGTCAAAGAAGAATTAAAAGGCATAGCCAAAGATGGTATACTTGAAGTTGGAAAACAAGCAGGCACAATCACCAATCCTCTAGCACAATTCACAGTGGGTGCGGCCGCAGTAGCCGGTGCGGCGGCAATCGCAACAGCCAGAGGCACAGCAGATAATAAAAACCAATCCAACAACACCGTAATAACGAATCCAGCCCTCGATACTGTAAATTTCCTTGGCGTTGATGAATCTTACAACTTGGTGACCAATAATTCAAGTGTGAGAGATGAGATAGCGGCAAGCCTCTATTACAAAGACACGGGATCACGGAAAGGACTTTCAATATCTGAATCTAACATAGAGTATGAAGGTTCATCGGACACTGTCAAAAATGTGTACACTGCAAAAGCAATCACAGATATAAGAAAATTAGTAACAGAAGGCTACATAAAGATAGAAAGGCAATCGCAAGACGTTGAAGTTGCGGTTGAGAAGGTGACAATATAATGGCTGAATTTTATACAAATCTACCACCTAAAGCAAAAGACAATCTGCAAGACACAGTGGATAAATTGACCACAACAAATTATCAAACAGATTATCAGTTCAACGTTGGTGAGTATGATAGCACAATCGCATTTTTTGTAAAGAGAGGATTCAGTCGTACAGCCGCGGAGTCGACAGCATACGCAATACTTTCACAGGCAAAAATAGACAACATCAAACCACAAGAAATTTTAGATCAGTTGACATACGCCACTCCTACATTGTTGTCCGAACTGATCAGTATTATTTTAAACGCCAACAGATACAAGTCAAGTAGGTTGGGTGTGAGAAAAACACTGAACACAAAGGACACAGTATCTAGAAACATCATATCGTAATGTTACCTAGATTTGCAAGAGGTAAGTTCTTTCCCAAGAACCAAGAAAAATATGTTGGAACAAAAACTCCAACTTACCGATCAAGTTGGGAACACGCATTCATGCGATTGTGTGATGAACATCCAAACGTATACCAATGGGCAAGTGAATCAATAAAAATACCTTACAGGCATCCTTTCACGGGCAAGTACACAGTCTATGTGCCTGACTTCTTCATAGTTTACCAAGACAAAGAGGGCAGAAAACACGCCGAAATGGTTGAAATAAAACCAATGAGTCAGACAACCATGGAATCTGCAGGTCGAAGCCAGGCAAAGAAAAAACAAGTGGTGCTAAACATGGCAAAGTGGGAGGCGGCAAACGCATATGCCAAACAGAGAAAGATACGATTCAGAGTTGTATCAGAAGAACAGTTGTTCCACAACGGTAAACGTAAGTAAATAAAAAGATGACAAAGAAACTTGAAGACATACTCAATTTACCAAATGTGAAAGAAGCATTCAAAGAAGTAGACAAGAAGGAAAAAGACAAAAAAATTAAAGAAGCCAACGGGCATCATGCATCTGCAAAGAATCTAGATCCGCAAACTCAAAAAAATCTACAGAAAAGTTATGCAGAATTTGACAAGGTGGCGGCCGCACTACCACAAGTAAAAGGGTTGGGTGAACTGTCGGACCTGGAACTGGACAAACTGGCTGTAGAAGCAGAAGAAAGTTACAAGAATCTAATGGATTTGGGTATGAACGTAGACTCGAGATACTCTGGCAGGATCTTCGAAGTTGCGGGTAATTTTCTTAGAAATGCCATAGATGCCAAAAGTGGCAAAATAGACAAGAAGCTCAAAATGATAGAATTACAACTTAAAAAGCAGAAGTTGGATCAGGGCAACAAAGACGGGGGTCCTGTAGAAGAAAGCGACGGGTTTGTTATATCAGACCGTAATGAATTAATGAAGAAACTGCTTAAAAAAGACTAAATATTGCATATGAGCACGTTTAAAGACTATCTAACAGAATCAACAAAGTCATATGACTATAAAATAAAGATTGCTGGCGAGCCTAAAGACATAGACAAAAATGCTTTAGAATCAGCACTACAAAAATTCGACCTTGCTAGTATGTCAGCAGGCAAAAGCACTCCGATAATGACGTTGCCTTTGGACTTTCCAAGATTAAGCAACGAACAAGTTACTATATTTGATGTGACAACCAACTATCCAGAATCAACAAGAGTAATGCATGAATACCTTTCAGACATTTTGAGGATTCCAGCAACACACATCGTTGTTAAGAAACCAGGCGAACCGTCAGAGGAATACCAAGATGAGATGCAGGTTGCTAAGAACTCAGAGTACGCTACAAAGTTACTAGACATTGAAATGAAAGACGCACCTAAAGTTAACGCAGAAGACTATCACAGCACAAAAGCAAACATGGGACTTTTGAAAGAATTACTTAAGGACAGACAAAGCACATACGAAGTTGAAAAAGGTTCAGACCACAAAGTTCAAGACACACAGAGCAACGAAGAAGTTGGAACACCAAGTCCGTTGTCCAACGTAACCAAAGCACACCCAATAGAAGGAAAGAAATAGTTATGGAAATGATAGATGTATTACAAAGATTAAAAGAAATAGCAGAATCAAAACCTGAGTTGGTTAAAGATGCGGTAGAAAACGTTGAGAAAACAAATCCAAAAGTTAACGAAGGCGGAATGAAAGATTACCTACATGGCGAGGCAGAGAAACTTTCAAGAGAAGAATTTTTAAAGAAACACGGTGAGAGCCTAAGAGGTTTTTACAATGCAATCAATGGCGAAGAAGACGACGAAGACGGCATTGCGGCAGGAGAGGGTAAAATGATGAAGAAAGAAACTGTGAAGGAAGATATTCAAATTTCAGCAGACACTCCACAAGAAGCGTCAATGATGATGCAGATTTTAAAACTTGCAGGTGTGCAACCAGTAGATGCAAAAATGATCGGTGCATCAGAACCAGAACATGGACACGGTGACGATGATGCCGCAGGTTCTATGGACATGGCCAGAATGAGAGACATTATTAAAAATCCTGAAGACGAAAAACAAGAAGAAACTTTCGCAAACGAACCTGAAGAAAAAGTACAAGACATTGACAGTCTAGTTAATAAACATTCAGGTGGGTTGAACAGGCAAAAAATACAGTACAGGAAAGAATATCCTGGGGATAACCACATGGCGGCAGAAGATAAAATCACAGAGCAAGATCTTGCTAACAGTCTAAGAGCACAATATGACAGTTTCAAGGAGTCATACCAGAAAGCGGCGGAAACAAAAGCAAAACCTGACTACATAGACTTAGACAAAGATGGTAATAAGACAGAGCCGATGAAAAAAGCGGCTAAAGACAAAGAAGCCAAAGAGAAAAAATAAGTTACTTTTCCTAAGTAAAAAACAGCCTTAAATACTACACTATGGCGTATGTATCATTAGACAGCGACCAAATTAAAAAGGCGCATAAGAAACACAAATACACAAAAGAGCAAGTTGAACAACTCGAGAAGTGTATGGACGAAAAGACTGGACCTTTGTACTTTATGAAACAGTTCATGAAGATACAGCATCCTACCAAAGGTGAAATGAGGTTTGAACCTTTCCCATATCAAGAAAGACTAGTAGAGGCTTACAATAATCATAGATTCTCGATATCAATGTTGCCAAGACAGACAGGAAAAACAACCTGTGCATCTGGATATCTCATATGGTATGCCATGTTCAAACCGGATTCACAGATACTAATCGCCGCACACAAATACGCAGGAGCATCAGACATCATGTCAAGGGTGCGTTATGCTTATGAAATGTTACCAAGTTGGATCAAGGCAGGTGTAACACAATACAACAGGAACAGCATAGAATTTGACAACGGATCAAAAATAATGGCAACTACCACAACTGAAAACACAGGACGGGGTATGTCACTTACATTAATTTACTGTGACGAGTTCGCTTTCGTTCAACCTCCAGAGAAAGCCAAAGAGTTTTGGACATCACTTTCTCCAACATTGAGTACAGGTGGTAAATGTTTAATTACTAGCACTCCAAACAGTGATGAAGATCAATTCGCAATGATTTGGAAAGAAGCAAATAAAAGATTTGATGAATACGGCAATGATAAAATTATAGGAACTAATGGTTTTTATGCCATGAAGGCACACTGGAATGAACACCCAGACAGGGACGAAGCATGGGCGGAAGCAGAAAGGGCCAGGATCGGTGAAGAAAGATTTAGACGGGAACACGAATGTGAGTTCTTGATCTTTGATGAAACTTTGATATCAAGTTTAGTGTTAGCAGACATGGAAGGTGTCGCACCCGTGGAAACTACAGGACAGGTCAGGTGGTACAAGCGTCCAACACCGGGTCACACATACATGGTATCTCTGGATCCAAGCATGGGAACAGGAGGTGACTATGCCGCAATACAGATTTTCGAGTTGCCAACTTTTGAACAAGTGGGAGAATGGCACCACAATCAAACTCCTATGAATCAACAAGTGAGAATATTACAAGGAATTAACAAACACATACATGACACCATAATGGAAAAAGATGCTACGGCCACGCCTCAGATATTCTACAGTATGGAAAACAACACAATTGGTGAAGCCGCACTTATGAGGGTAATGGACATAGGAGAAGAAAATATAATGGGCATGTTCCTGTCTGAGCCTATAAGGAAAGGGCATAGAAGAAAGTTCAGGAGAGGTTTCAACACAACCGCCAAACACAAAATTGATGCCTGTACCAAATTCAAGGAACTTGTGGAGAACGATAAAATGAAAATTAACTCACAACTGCTAATATCTGAGATGAAAGATTTTGTGGCAAGTGGATTAAGTTACAAGGCAAAACCCGGGCAACACGACGACCTTGTTAGTGCCTGTTTGCTAATGACCAGGATGATGAAAGTTCTTGCAGATTTCGACCCTAAAATATTCGAAAAATGGACTGATAGGACCAGTGAGATCACTCCCATGCCCATATTTGGATCGTTCACAGGATAATAAATACACTATATGAACCCAAAAAACTCGCAAGATTTATTCAACAAGATAAGATCACAGTTCTCAAACATACGATTGGGAGACGAAAATGGCGCCGCTACAGCCGATCCAGGAAATGCTGTATTCTTTGAGTTCGAATTCCAAGAAGATGCAGACACTTTTGGTTCAGTAAGCATCAGTCTTGCCGACGGTGAGAACATGAAAGTTTACTATAACAGAGATCTTGTTAACAAAATTGACGAAGATAGCAGAGACGAATGGTATGCGTTCCTTAAAGAGTTGAAGGACTTCGCTGTTGAGCATCAATTGAGGTTTGACGTGAGAGATATCACTAAAAACAACCTAACGA